AAAGATGCTATCGAGGGTGTCATCAGAATCAACAAGAACACAGCTAGCAAATTGTCGAAGTGGAGTTCTGACTCCCGCCATGATAGGTGTGGGAATGTTGATTTTGTGTCTGCTTGTCGCTTCGTAGTATCGTCGGACATAATCGAGTCTGGTCTCCTGTGGATACTCTTGGAAGAGAGTCGCAGCAATCATGATGTACATATATTGAGGAGTCTCGTAGACTTCCCCACTGCTACGATCTTGTACCAGATATTTATCTGCTACCTGTCGAATACCAGCATATGTAAACAAATAGTCGCGTTCATGGTCAACAAAACTATTAATCTGTTCCCACTCAGATTCTGTATAACGATCAAGAATACCTTCATCATATACACCACGCTCTACAAGGTGCCTAGCATGGTCTAGAACGGGCGGATGACCATTCACCCACCCAACACCAAAGACTTGCTTCTTGAGTCCATACAGGAGCAGTCTGGCGGCAACGAATTGATAGTTAGGAGTCTCCAAACTAATCAGGTCACTAGCAGATCTAACAAGAATTTCTTGGATTGCTTCAGTTGTAATACCATCAAAGAACTGAATACCAGAGTTCATTTCTACTTGAGAAGAACTTACGCCTCCGCCGAGACCTTCACATGCTTCTTCTACAACTTTATGAATCTTTTCTAGATTCAATGGTTCGACGGAACCATTACGCTTTTTTACTTGTGTGCCGTGACCGTTGCTCATACTTTTTTCCAGTGGTTTAGTTTTAATTTTGCTTCTAATCCTTGGTAGACATTAGATTCTACCAGAGATTGCACGTCATGTCCAGCGAGAACCATATCATTGATATCTTTCTCGTGGATGTTGTTTGGCCAAATGACTACGGTGTCGCCTCTATCGACTGCACCGTGGATTTTATTGACGATCTCTCTATTCCTTGGTTCGTTATCATAGATCCAGACAGGATTGCTAATCCCCCAACCACTAGCATGAAAATCACTTCCACACATAGCAATCGAATTGCGAATGAACGTGCTGTCGAAAGGTCCTTCGCAAATGTATACTGGTTCGTCATAATTTACAGTGTTAAGTCCAAACAATTTAGGTTTCTCTTCGTCCAGCATGACCGTGATGTATCTAAGTTTTGCCTTAGGGGCGAGCGATCTGCCTTGGTATCCGAAGAGTGTTCCTTCCTTGTCCTTAAATGGGATGATGATGCGGTCACTATCTTGTCGAAGGGTATCAAAGACTTTCTTTTGAGTGTTTGTCCATTGTTTAAACTTTGGACAGTAATAGAAGTTTTCTAGATCTTTGATGCGTCTCTTCTCTAAGTATTCTCGCGCTGGGTGAGAACTATTTAGCTCAGAAATTTTTTGAAGATCGACTTTTTTTGTATCAGTTTTTGCAAAAACAGGATCTTTAAAATTAAATTTGGGATTGGGTGTGAAAGAACCCTTACCAGTCTTAGATCCAGAGTCTCTAAACTTCTCCATGATGTAACGATCATGAAGAATTGGGTCTTGATCCTTTAAGAAATTGGATAGAGTTCTTCCTACACCACAGTTGTGGCACTTGTATACGTAGTCATTCTTGATCTTAAAGAAGTATCCCCGTGCTTTGTTCTTATGCTTCTGTGAATCACCACAGTAGGGACACCTAAAGTTCCAGACGTTCTTACGTTTTTTAGCAAAATGAGATAACCGAAAAGAAATCAGTCCGATGTATTCTTCGTCGATTAGCATTCATCTTAAGCAACCAGTCTTTGTATGGTAGCAGAAGATTGTTGTTGAGTCAATGGTTTGAGAAGTGGTGCAGCCACTTGAGCAATCGTCACAATGGTTGCTATTACAGCAGTAGCACCTATAACAAACTTAGCATTTGTGTCTACCTTCTTTTGTAATGCAGACACTCTCTCATGCAGGGTCTCATTGTCCTTTGTATGTGTTACTTTCATCTCCTCAATCATTTTAATGATGAGTTGATCAGAGCGTTCGCTTTCATCCAAGCGATTCTCATGACGTTCTAGGATAATAGCAATCTTGTTACTATTATCCGAAATTGTACCAACAGCTCGCTCAAGTTTATCGAGCATCTGTTGTGATAGGTCTTCATAAATATCGAGTTTGCTTTCAAGGACCGCTAACTTACCAAGACCAAACGCCATCTCTTATACATTCCTCATAGCAAAGTCCAGTGCTGCCTGATAAGTGGTAGCGTCTTTGTTCAGCATGTAACGATACTGCTGTTGCAGGTTATCGTCTAGCTGTGCATAACATGCAGCAATCTTCTTAGCAGAGAAGTTGTCTAGATTTTGCTGAGATCCATCACCAAAAGTGATCTTAGCAAAGTCAGTCTCTCCAACAGTTCCAGTCATTTCAGAAGTTGCAACCTGTAGTGCAACATCCATTGCGTCCATAGTGTTTGTGCTTTCCATAATACTATTGCCTTCAAATTCAACAGAGTTTTTTTGTAGTTTCTTTGTCTGACTAGAAGCTTTCTTCTTAAAGTCAGATAGACGTGCCTTCATAAGAACATCCATTTCAGATGTCTTATCTTGCATTCCTTTCTTTGCCTGAGCTTTCTTATCCTGAAGTGCCTTCTGACGCTTCAGTTTCTTCATCTGACCAATCTGCTTCTGTGCTCTCTCAGTTTCCGAGGGCACTGCTTCAGAAATAGTTTGTGTTTCTAATTCTTCCTTCATTTTCTTACGGTTGGTGATACGTGAGAGCATTTGACGTGCGCCTTTTGTACGTCCGTCAACTTTATCCTGATTCGCTTTCTTATATTTGCGAGCAGATTTAGGGTTAACAAATACGAATGCTGGGGGCATCGCAAGGTGAGCGCCGTCTCCAGCGATCATTTCATTCAGATTAGGTTCAGTTGCCTCAGACATTCTTCGTCTATATCAGTATTTAGTGAGGGGGGTAATCTATCCAAAAACTGCATGAATGCTCTAAGGATAGACCAGTGGTTTGCATCAATCTTAAAAAATAAAAGCGGTGTCGCCGCGTCACCAAATGCATTATAAAGGATAATGATATGGTTTAATATAAGATGGACTTTGAAGTCACCCGATGTTTCATATCTCCTGAGTAATCGTTTGATATATTTGAAACGCTTGAGATCTTCTTCAAAGTCCTCATAAGTAACAGAGAGTGGATTATCGTAATGCTTGATCGCAAAGATCATCCAGTTTTCATGATTTAGTTCGTCAAATTTCATTCATCAGTTAACAAACGTTAGTGTTGCTACAGCAGAGATTACTTCAACACCACCAATGCTGTTGTTGATCTTGACTCTGAACTTGTCTCCAGACTCATCAGCAGTTTGACCTGTGAGTGCGAGAGAAGCAGCAGTTGCTCCAGAAACATCTGCCCATTTGTCTCCTTCAACGTCAAGTCTCTGCCATTGATAGGTGAGAGATGCACCAGATCCTGTGGAAGATGCTGCGACGGTAAAGGTTGCTGCTCCACCAGAAGTGTCTTGATCAGCAGGTTCAGTGGAAATCGTGATGAGCGAGGTAACGTCACCGACTACTGCGTCATCGGTAGCATCACCAGATACTGCGGAACCATCTTTGAAAGAAGCAATGCATTCTGCCTTGTGGCGAGTGGTGCCTGCTGCGTCAGTGTAGGTTCTATATGCCCACCATCCTGGGGAAGAAATACCACGAGCCTTGTTCTCTGAGAGTTGTGCTTCTGCAAGACTTACGCCAAGGATTTGTACATCAGCGGAAGCAGAATCACCACCACCGACAACATAATCAGCGAGTGCTTTAGGAGCAGTGCGACGAACAGCACCTGCTAGGGATGCATTCGTAGCTGCTGCATAGTTTGAACCCAAAGTAATCTGAGTTGTGCTATCAACACTCTTAACATAGTATCGAACTCCACTGAGTTCAATAATGTCGCCTGCGTCAATTGCATCTGCAGCATTTTTGGTTACGGTTGCTGAACCCGTAGTGACGCCGACTGCATTACTAAACGTTGCAGCGTCAATAAGTCCGAGGATGGGCATTGTTTTACTCTCGTATATGATTTCCTAGATTTTATTTATAAAAAGTGGAGGGTCTCCCCTCCACAATTATATCACTCTTCTCTAGCAGCGATTGCTTTTGAAACCGCTTCTAGTAGTTGATCGTCCATTTCAGTCTTGGTAAGCTTTACAGCTTTACCCAAGATGACTAGACAAATTTCGATTAGTTTCTCACCGAGTTCTTCGTTCTCAGGGATTTTCGATACAGCATCTGTAATAATTTTAGATGCTAGGGGAAGTAAGAATGCGAGCATGATCTTAAATTGCAAGTTGCAATTTTATTTATTCTTTTACGTAGATATCCGATTTCTTTTTAGGATTCTTTTGATCCTTTCCATCGTCAAGAACAGGCATCACCTCAACAGACTTTGACTTTTTAGTCTTAGGCTTGTCGGATTCGCAAGCCTCAGTTACTTTTTTGCGGATCTGTTCTTAGCAGCGATAATCTTACCGACTTTCTTACGGCGAGAGAGTAGATACTTATCAGACTTATCGTGGTCACCGTCGTTATCGATGTCCTTGTCTTCTTTACCTACTGGATCGAGTTTCTTCTCCCCAAGAACTTCTTTGTTCTTATCATCATTTACAACGTGCTCATGAACTTCACTGATCATGATCTCAAGTTCCTCTACAGGAACGTTATGAAGAATGGTTCCTTCTCTAACAATATCGTAATGAGTTACAGTTCCATCCTCAAGCATGGTGTGCTCACCAGGAACAACATCATACTCAAGTCCTTCTTTCTTACACTTCTTAGCACAGTTGTGCTTCTTCACCATTTTACCACCTTTACCCTTCTCAAAGTATTCCTTGAGATGATAACCTTTACCATCACAGTGGTTGCAACCATCTCCCTTACACTCAGGGCACTCAACTTTTGATTCCTTTACACAGTTAGGAACTTCTTTACCATCCTTAGTCTTAGTACCCTTTGCTTTATATCCTTTCCAGCAAGTAGAAGCACCAACGTTCTTACGTGCCTGCTTCATTCCTTCGTCTAGGACTTCTCTCTCAAAGACATAAGTTTGTCCATCGAGTTCAAACGATACCTCCTCCTTAGCAGTTCTTGCAGCCTTCTTAAACGCATTCTTTGCTGGATAGTCTTTGGATCCTGGCTTTGCAGGCGATTCTCCACGCTTTCTCTTTGCATGGATGTTGGCGTAGAGTCCTTTCTTTCCTTCTTCGACATTTTCTGCTTCCTCCCTTGCTACTAGTTTTGTAGTATCTCGGATTTCAGCACCATGGGATTGCTTCACGCCACCAGAAGCAGAACCTTGACCAATAGTCATAGAACCTACAAGTGCAGTAGCAGGATCAGGAGAACCTGCGTTTGCCTTAGGATCTTTCTTGGTTCCATTGTCTAGGTCTTCTCTCTTTTTAAGAGCAGGAATACCCTCTTCTTCTACGGTGGAATGCTGGAATGTATCACCATCCATCCATCTCGTATAAGAACTGATTAGCGCCTCAGAGAGAGCATCGTTATGACGCACTGATGTTGATGGTGTTTGCTTGTCCATGAGTAAAAAATAGTGTTCTCCTGGGTTTATTTATAACTTCATTGACTTCCCTGATGTCGCGAACCCATGCACGGAACATCTCATTGCCTTCTGTTACACAAATTACATAGTTAGGACCAGTACGAATGATCTTACCCTTCTCTCCAGTGTTCACATTCATCACAACCTGTCCTTCCGTATAGATGTTACCCTTACGGAAGTTTTGCCTTACAGCTTGTTCTTTTATATCCTTAAAAGTTCTCATTTAAAATTAGCGGGTAGTCTATCAGCGATCTCTTTCATCAATTCTTTAGTGTCCTTGTCTGATAGTGCTCTAGGAATTCCTTGACGGAATGCCTTAAAGTCACGAGCATGTGCAGCACGTCTCATCTTGGTGCCTGAAATAGCAAATGTATCCCCGTCTGCGTCTCTACTACCAGAAGATTCAATATAAATTTGACGAAAAGAATATTCAGTACCATTGTATCTATGTAGGAACTTCATAGCATTGACTCTATCAGATCCCACCAAGAAATGAACCTCGTCATATCCTCGCATCATTAAATCTTTCAAGATCGCCACTGGATCTCTAGGACCAGAGATTATTTTACCACGATGTTGAGGAAACATCTTGTTCATGTAGTAAAGTTTCAACGCGGGAGGGAGAGGATTACTACCTTTCTTGTCTTCACTCTGAGAAATATAAATCAAATAATCATTTGATCCTGCAGCACGTTTAACACCATCAAAATTCTCAGCATGACCAGTGGTAGGTGGTTGAAACCTACCAAATGTAAAATAGCAAACCTTTCCGTCTAACGCCATTGCTTCTGTAA